ATTGGAAGCATGATGAGGAGACGCTTGGTCCCCATTGCACAGGCCGCGCAACTTGGATGGAGTGCTTTATCGGACGAACAGAAAGGTCAAGTCACCGAGTTTCTGAACAACCCGATAGACTTCGGATTGGGTCGCAGTGAACATCCTCCAGGATTTAAGGGTGGCCTAGACTACTTTCGTCAGATGCTGGGAATGGGGCCGGAACAAGGCGGTATTGCATCTTTGCCGGATCTTAGAGAGCCAGCTCCCGTATACTATTCGGCGGTTGCTCGCGCCGTTGACGCACTCCCAATGGAAAGGGGGGCGGGTGAGCAGATGCTGGCTATGATTTCCAAGAGCAGAGGCGTAAAGCCGGAAGAGATGCGATGGATGGGTCTTCCTGAGTTCCTCGATAAGAAGTCCGTAACCAAGCAGGAGATTCAGGATTTTGTTGGTGCCAATCAGCTAGATATCAAAGAGGTCGTAAGATCCGAAGGTGCCATGACCGACGCCGATGCCCTGCAACGTATCCGGCTGACCCTCCCCGGTGGCGAGAACTACCGCGAAGTGGCGTTTACATTGCCAGAGATAGCACCGACACGCGCATACGTTCCTGAGTTTTCGATAAAAAATGTGCAAGGCGAACTCCGGTCATCAGATGCCAGCACATTTGATGAAGCCATTGCCGAGGCTGGTGGAGATAGCAGTCGTGTCGTATTCCGGGGTTATAATTACCCAGATGATGAGAATTTCACAGGAGGTCATCTCAAAATACCCAACACCCTCGCTCATGTTCGACTGAAAGACCGCACTGGCCCCAATGGTGAAAAGATATTGTTTGTTGAGGAAATGCAAAGCGATTGGCACGCGAAGGGGAGGGAATTTGGGTATAGGGATTCTCCTCAGTTCTTCGGGGAGCTGTCTGTGACGAAAAAGAGGGCCGAAACTGGTCACTTTTGGGAAGTCAAAGATGCAAGCGGAAGGTTTGTGACTCATGTTTTATCGCTGAGCGCGTCGTCCGAAGAAGAAGCTATTGCAGAAGCACAGCGACGGATTCGTAAACAATATGAGGTTGGACGCCTTTATTCCCCTGATACACCACGAGATGACCGCGTCCCTGATGCACCACTTAAAAAAACGTGGTACGAAATGGCGTTCCGCCGCATTGCACGAATGGCGGCAGAGGGAGGGTACGATAGCGTGGCGTGGACCCCTGGTGAAATACAGGCAGAGCGGTATGATTTAAGCAAGCAAATCAGTGAAATACATTTAAGTGGAACAAACTTCAAAGCATACGATTTGGATGGTAGGACAGTTATCGAGCAGACAAGAGTTAAGGCTGACGATTTGCCTGAATTGATTGGTAAAGAGGCCGCAGATCGGTTGCTGGCACAAAAGCCGGTAGGCTCCTTGCGTTCACTTACTGGTGAGGATTTAAAAATCGGCGGTGAAAAACTAAAAGGTTTGTACGACGGGAGGATTAAGAACTATGCCAGTGAATTTGGGAAGAAGTTTGGGGCCAGGGTTGGGACCACGGAGATTACCACTTACGATGATGGGGGCGTAAGTGGTGAACGTATTATGGAACGTTTAGGGATTCCTGAATCAGATTGGGATGAGCATTGGCGCAACCTTACTCAAGATCGGCGTGACGAACTCGTAGAACAGTATCGCAGAAGGTTTGAAGGGACGAAAGTCTGGAACCTCCCCATTACTCCTGAGATGAAAGAGGAGTTACTTACACAAGGTATCCAGAAATTTGCCCATGGCGGATTCATTGATAAACCTCTGCATGGGGGGTGGAACGATGTTTTCTAGGGGCTTACTTCGCGGAGCCCCAATTATCGCCCAACCCCACATCGATCTTGGATGGGATCTTCATGTCTGGAGCGCAGCTCTCCATTAAATCCTTGATCTCCGCCACCTGACCATCGCTCTCTATCGAAAAGCATAGCTCATCGTGAACAGTGAGCACGGGCCAATGACCATGGGTTATGCAATCATGCATCGCTTGCTTGGTCTGGTCTGCCGCGCTGGCTTGAATCAACCTGTTTAGCGCCTTGAACACGAACGCAACCTGGAAGTTATCGGGATTGTTTTCGCGCCAGTTCTCCGGGCGCTCCTCCATCGGTAGGCTCTGGATCTCCGCCCATTGCTCCTCAAGTTTCTCCGCATGAATTAGCGTCTTCTTTTCCCGGGAAAAGCCCTTGGGCTCTCGCATGGGGAAGCGACATTTTCGCCCCAGCAATGTCCGTATCTCAGAGCGTTTAGACGCGGCATCCATCACGGAGGAGGCTAAGGTCCGTATAAAGGGCACCTTCTCGTCATACTCGCGCCTTATCTCCTTGGCCTCTTCAAAGGGGATGTCCCCAAGGGTATGGGCCAGTTTGCCAATTCCCATCCCGTACATGGTCCCGAGATTAATTATTTTTGCTTGATAGCGATCCACATCCGCTATGTCCGCCATGATCTGGTGGAAATCCACATCGCTGTCTTGGTACTGCTGCACGATCTCTTGTACGCGCTCATTCTCCTTGGTGGCCGGGGCAACGGAAGCATAATGCATTAGCCATCGCGGTTCCTGGGAACTGTAGTCAAAACTCCCCCACTGGCATCCTTCTTCGGGCAGAAAGAGACCCCGAATGAGCTTTTTGATTTCTGGGTGGCGAGATGGAACTTGCTGTAAATTTGGATTGCTTGAGGAGAAACGCCCAGACACAGTTCCACCCTCATCGGAGCGCAACTGGTTAAACTGGCAATGGATACGGCCATTATGCTGATGGTTAAGAATCGTATCCACGAAGGTGGTATTTGCCTTGTTGTATTCCCGAAGCTCAAGGATTTTTCCAGCCACCGGATGATCATGGGTTTTCAGGAAGTGCTTGGTGAAACTGGGGGCGTTCGTCTTGTCTGTCCGCTGATACGATAGGCTCAAATTATCGAATGCTTTTGCCAGACTTTTGGCGTTCCACGGTTCTATATGAACTCCGGTCTCAGTATGCAAGTCCTCCAAGATCTTTTTTTCGCGGGACAGCAAATACACCTTCGTGCGCTCCGCTTTGTCCAGATCGACCCTAACCCCTCTCCGTCTCATCTCGAAAACAAGAGGCAGCAGAGACAGTTCCAGCTCCAAGATTTTCTGGCAATCCTCCTCCATTAGCCTTGAGTGCAGTACGTCCCATAATTTAAGGGTGAGGGCCGCGTCCCCTTCCGCGTACAGGGCCACCCTTTCCGCCGGCAACTTCCACATCTCAGCCTTGGCGTTGACGCCATGCTGGTCTGCGGCTCGGTTTAATTCCTCCTCCTTCTTCTTTTCGCCCAGGTAGGTTTTGCCCAAGGCGTTGAGCGAATAGCTGAAACGGTTCTCATCTAGGAGAGGGGCCGCAATCATGGTGTCGAGGATGGGTCCTTTGACCTCTATTCCCTCTGTCAGAAGCCAGCCGAGATCATAGGTGGCGTTGTGGAACACCACTGACATGCCGTGATTGAGTTGGTCTTGGAGCCAGCCGAGAACAATGCTCTTTGCCATGTTCCCTCCACCCTCGTGGGCAATCGGCAAATAGGCGTTCCAACCAGAAGCGGCAACGGCTACCCCTATAAGACGCCCATCCTCTCGGACCCACCCTGGTCCAAGGTCGAGCAACCGAGGATCCTTGGTCTCCACGTCCACGGCAATGATCTTCTCGCCCGATAAATCAGGCAAGTGCTCTGGTGGGAACCAGACTTTTTCATCGAATAAATCTTCACGCATCTGGCTGCCGTAATGATGCCCACAAGGCCGTATAGGCCGATGCGTCCACACCATCATCCTGGTTGGGTTCACCTAAGTCAGCCCGGGTAATCTTCACTAGGGCCATGCAGAAAGCTACCTCCGCAGCGGTTATGGGGCGGCTCAAGTAAGTGCCCCAGAGTTCCGCTATTCTTTTATGGACGGCAACATAATCACCATGCTGCCTCGCCCGCTCACCCGCGACAAGGATAGCGGCCTTCGTCAGAATTTCATCCGGTTTCATATGGCATAATGTCTCTTGGTATGGGGGCACAGAACATGCACGGCCTGTTTGGCCCTGGTCAGAGCGACATAGAATACTCGATGCTCTGCGGCTGGATTTTTGGCGTATTCTCGATAGGCCGCATAAGAGAGATCTGGAATCACGACAACATTATCAGCCTCTCCCCCCTTCATGGAATGGATCGTACTCACCTTTATGCGGGGCTTCTTGACATTATCGCCTCTCACCAAGGCGTTAAGGATATAGTTTTTTGTCTCAAGGTCAATCTTTCCTAGGGCTATATGCCACCTCAGTGAGTTCTCCCGCTTCAGCCCCAGATTATCCTTGGCATATTGCATCGTATAGGACTCATGCTCATCCAGCGTGATAAGCTTCTTTGACCGTGGACCATTGCCCTTGGCGTAATCCTTCTCCACCGCCATAAAGGTATAGATATTCCTGATTTTTGAGGGCGCCAGCGAATGGCCCTTGCACCATTCCTCCCAATCCAGGATTGCTTCATATGTCTTGAGCGGAATACTGGGATGTCCGCGCCGGCTGTACACCCATCCCTCCTCCCGCAACTCCGCCGCATACTGCGATGCAATGTGATTAGTCCGCGCCATGACACACCATTCACCCTCACGAAACGGAATATCCCTAAAGCTCTGATGATACCGGAGACTACCCTCTTGCTCAGTTGGATACCATGTCTTGGGAGCGCGGGCATAAATCCGATTAACAATGGATTGCGCTTGCTCCCAAACAAGGATTGGTACTCGGTAGGATTGGTCAAGGACTGTTTTCTTCTCAGTGGCCCTCAGAAAAGCCCCGACATCAGCCCCCTGGAAATTCATTATGGCCTGATCGTCATCACCCGTGAAAACCTGTAGGTCAGGCTTCCTCCTCAATACATCGACCATGGACCATTGAAGGGTGGAGAGATCTTGAGCTTCGTCCACGAACAGGGCCTCGATATCAGGACAGATATCCATGAGAATGAACTTCTCAATCATATCGGTGAAATCAATCTTCTTGTAGGCTTTCTTGTAGTTGTTGTAGGTCTTTACCAGTCGCGTCAATTCGGCATAGTTAATGTTGTAATTCCCCTCTTGGCGGTACGCTGTCTCCAAATCCACTCCCTTGCTTCGAGCCAGATGGTAGAGGTGCATATATGTATCGCCCTGTGACACGCCCAAAATGTCCATGTCCGTTTCCCCGGCGATTTGTTTGGGGTCGAAAATGATTCCCGTCGCTTCCCCTATGGCTATTAAGTCCTTGGACCCCATGACATCGTCTGGGCGATATCCCCCAAATTTATAGGCCATGGAGTGCAGCGTCTGGAAGAAGGGCATATCGCGTTCATCAACGCCCCAATCTCGGCAGACACGATCTCGACTTTCCTTAGCCGCTTTACGGGTGAAAGAGACACAAGCTATCTTGTCCGGCGCTATACCGTCTTCGATGCAATTACGGATGCGATTGGAATTAGTCTGCGTCTTCCCCGTCCCTGGCGGGCCGAGAATTGTCTCGCACTGTTTAGTCACTAACAATCCTCCCCCGCCGCCGCGAACAAGAGTACCTTGTCACTGCTTTGCGCGGGCTCCTTCTCATAGGGGCATTGCGGTATGTTACACGGCATAGCCTTTGCGTGAGGGACATTGTTATACAAATTAATGTCACAATGCGGACAAGCACCCGTTATGTGCGGATGGCCCGACTTGCGAAAGGCTCCCTGCAAATCGCCACCAAAATACTCCCCTATTACCGAGCGAACCCAGACTTGGTGCTCTTTTGGTTCCATGCGCTGCACGGGTTTGGCCAGACGCCGTAAAATTCGCTCGGCCATGTTCCTTCGTGCATGTTCCTTGGAACGCGCTTGACGCATGCCTTTAAGTTCACGCTCAAGCTCGCGTAGTCTTTTCTCCGCATCCCATAGTCTTTTCTCCGCATCCCATAGTCTTTTCTCCGGTGTCTCTTGTTCTGGGCTTTCATTGATCCGGCGCTCCAATCCCTCGCTGTTAAACTGATTCACTCGCCTTTCTCCCTTACGCCTTTCGCCCTT